ATTGGTTCTTAATTTTGGTATACTTTAACAATAGAATTTTATTATTCAAAGCACTAGGGCAACTCACATGACTGAGGAAAGGAAAGATAATCACGATGACATTATGGAAATAGACGGTCGACTGACAACACACGAAGCAATCTGCGCTGAGCGCTGGAAAACCATATTCAATCAAATAGAGGGAATGGAAGTTAGAGCAGGCAAAAGATTCGATGGAGTGGGACAGCAGGTAACTCGTTTAGAGACTATAATGATATCAGCCGCAGCAACTGGATTGCTTGCGGGCTTTGGTTTCCTATTAACTCACTTTGGACTACCCTTTTAAAAGGAAAAACACATGAAAAACTTAATATTATTACTAGCTATGGCTTCTCTACCAGCATTCGCGAGCGTGAGCGGGCATCTAGGATATACTTCAGATTATATGTACAGAGGCGTAAGCCAATCTCAAGGCGCTAACGCCTTTCAAGGAAGTGTAGCAATAGAAAGCAATGGATTTGCTCTAGAACTGTGGGCGTCTGAAGTAGACTTCGGAACAGACACATCATTAGAGTACGACTTCACTGGTTCTTATACCTTCCAAGCCACAAACAAAGTTCATATGTCTGTTGGAGTTATACAATATAACTACGACAAAGATATTGATGATGTTGAAGAATGGTTTGTAAGCATGGGCAATACTCTTGGTACTGTAAAATACTTTGCAGACATAGATAACTCAGAAACAGACTTAGTACAGGTATTTTTAAACGTACCCTTTATTAAAGTTGTAGATGTTAAATTCGAGCACGGTATATTCGACAAAGAGAATGATTACACAATGCTTCATGTTTCAAAGGAATTTGAGAAATTTAATGTTGGAGTACTTATTGGAGAAGAAGCAAAAGACGGTCAATTTAGTGACAGCGCTTCTTTTTGGGTACAGTATAAGCTCTAATGGCATATTCGCAGAAAGTTGTTGAAAGATTTGAAGAAGTCCTAAACAACCCTTCTGCAAATTCGGTTGGTAGGTTTGACCCTAACGACCCTAATGTTGCAACAGGTATGGTGGGAGCACCAGCTTGCGGCGACGTAATGAAACTAGACCTAAAGCTAGACGATAACGACAGAATACTAGATGTTAAGTTTAAGACTTATGGTTGCGGTTCAGCAATCGCTTCTTCCACAATGTTTGTAGAAATGTTAAAAGGAAGAACAATCGAAGAAGCAAAATTAATAAAGGACAAGGACATCGCAGATGCACTTGAACTACCTCCCATAAAACTACATTGTTCTGTATTAGCCGAAGGCGCTATTACACGAGCAATCGAGCACTGGGAGTCTAAAAAGCAACAGGAGAAATAGATGGAAAAAGATTATCAAACAAAGGATATGAAAGTAGGGTATACAAAAATGGAAGAACCTAAGAAAAGTGGGATGGGGAAACCTGAGAACCATGGAGACGGACACATATTTGAGAAGGACGGAATGTTCTTCTTTGAGTGGAAAGGTGGAGAATGTGGTTACCATTCATATGCAGATGCAGAACTCGGACTAGCTAAAGTAAGTGGCAACTTACCTAGCTAAAATTAAGGCTGCTTGGTACTGGATACTAAGTTGGTTTGTAACTTACTCTGAACTACAGGTAAGCTATAATAGCCAATGGGGTGATTCAGACGATCAGACCTTTATAGTACGGAAATTCTATAAAAAACAACCCAACTTCCTAAGATTTAAAACTCAGGAAGGTGATATAGTCGAATTACGAGGCGCAGAAGGTCTCAATTACAGGATTAAACAAATATGAATATATTATTAGTATTACTACTTATAGGAATACTCTCAGTAGAGAATGATACTGACCCAGTAGCAACAGAAACAGCAACAGTAGAAGTACCAGACACCGCAGTAGATACTGCAACAGTAACTGCTATAGCAGAAGTCTTAACGGCTATTGCCACAGCAAGTACAACAAACACAACAACTGGTTCTAGCACGGAAACTACAACAGCAACCATAGTAGAAGAACTAGAAGCTATGACAGAAACTACAACAGTAACTGCAACTTCCACTAGTACTGGAACATCCACGAGCACTTCAAGCTCCACAGGAACATGAATCAATTACTCATAGGAATTATACTAGTTCTAGGACTAGGTAGTTACTACTTATATAGTGAGAATCAAATACTCACAATGAACAACTCAGCACTGGAAGGTGCAGTTGCAACACAGGAAGCAGCGATCGAAAGTTTACAAAATGACTTTACGCTTCAGACTACCCAGTTGCAAGAACAAACAATCAAGAGTCAAGCGGCTCAGCGAGAGTTAAATCGATACAGTGATTTTATAAAGAATTACAAGCTATCAGCAAAAATACTAGAAAACCCCGTAGAAATGGAAAGGAAAATAAATAATGGAACAAAACACGCATTTGAGGAAATTGAAACAATCAGCACTACTGTTGACGATCTTGATAACGGCCTCCAGTTGCAGTCTACTATCGACTAAACAGATAGAAGTAACTGCCAAACCAATGGAGCGAACTTTTGTTCAACCCGTTATGCCCCGAGAAATAAATCTTGGTGTGCCACAATGGATTGTGGTAACTCCAGATAATTGGGAACAGCAATTAGAAAGAATTAAAAGCCAGGAAGGAGAAGTTCTATTCCTAGCTATGACAGTCCCTGACTACGAAGTTATGTCTGTCAACATGAAAGAATTAAAAAGGTATATAACCGAACTGAAAGATGTAGTGGTCTACTATAAAGAAGTCACTGCACCTCAGACTGATGCACAAAAACAGAATTAAAGTCTGTAATAGTTGCGATCAGTATACAAAGTTTAAGGTGTGCAGAGCATGTAAATGCTTTATGCCACTTAAAGCAAGGCTGAAAAGGGCATCCTGCCCGAAAGGCAAATGGGAGAAGTAAATGGATTGGTTAAAAAAGAGAGTTTCTGAGAGAACATCTTGGGACGGAGCAGTGATTATCGTTATGTGTAGTTTAGTACTATTCACTGGCGGAGTAGCTAAAGTATTAGCATGGGTAGGTCTAGCATATGGTGCATGGACTTGTTATGAGGCTGAATAATGCCAGCAGGAAAAGGAACATACGGAAAGACTAGAGGTCGCCCAAAGAAGAAAAAGCCAGGCAAGAAGAAAAAAGGAATGAAGCGTGGCTACTAAGCGTAAAGCTAAACCTAAAGGTTTGTATGCAAATATGAACAAACGTAAAAAAGCAGGTACTAGTAGAAGTAAAAAGAAATCTACTGTGACCAAGAAAGCATTTTCATTTATGAAAGCAGGCTTTAAGAAAAAGAGGAAAAAGAAAAGTGGCGGTAAAAAGAGCTAAAACTAAAAAGTCCTCAAAGTTAAAAAGAATAGGCGTATCGGGGTACAATAAACCAAAGCGTACGCCTAATCACCGAACAAAGTCTCATGTAGTTGTAGCCAAAGTTGGTACAAAGACTAAGACTATAAGGTTTGGACAACAAGGGGTGTCGGGAGCAGGAAAATCTCCAAAAACAGCGGCACAAAAAGCACGAAGAGCCTCATTCAAAGCTCGTCATGCCAAAAATATAGCTCGTGGCAAAATGTCTGCGGCTTATTGGGCAAATAAGGTAAAATGGTAAACAAATTTAAACAAAAAGCTAAACAACTTTGGAACATGATCAATGGTACAGACAGAAACCTAGACGGTAAAGTCGATATAGAAGATGCAATGTTAGCAGCAAGGCAAAAAAGCAAGAAACGTTCAAAGAACGTTAAGGAGAGATAGAGATGTCTATGAGATTAATGGCAGCAGAAGCTGCTTGTGGCGTAAACGTTGGCGGAGCTTCAACTTTTGAGAACGCAACAAATGTAAGACTAGTAAATTCTGGAGCATCAACAAGGTTAGTAACTGTAGCAAATGCAGCAGACGCAACACTGGCTTCAATTACAATCGCACCAGGGGAAGTAACATTCCTAATAAAAGATCAAGACCACCAAATATTCGCAGCACATGCTGAAGTATTAGGTGTTCCAATAATATGGAGCTAAACTTGGGCAACAAAGAGTGGTTAGAAGATATTGCTGCTTACAGCACTTCTACACTTGCTCTGCTTAATAGAAAAGCAGAAAAGTCCAAACAGATTTCCGATGGAGATCAGGTTATGAGTGAAATATGTATAGGATACTTGTATCTTTTACACACACTAAACACACAAGGGATATTGGAAACAAAATCAATAGGTAACGCATTAAATAGAACTGTGCACTAATGTTAGATATTAGTAGAACAGATATAGTAAGTGATGCATTTATGGACTTTCCTCAATCGGAAAGGTTTATTAAGTTACCTATAGATTCATACCTTGACTTGTTGGGAATTACTCCTAACAGTTCACAGACAGCTCTAATTAATGCTGTCAACAACCCAAAATACAGATTCGTATGTGCCGCTATTTCTAGACGGCAAGGGAAAACATATATAGCAAATGTTATCGGGCAACTTGTTTCACTCGTGCCAGGTTCAAACATTCTTATAATGTCACCTAACTACTCTTTGTCTCAAATATCATTTGACTTACAAAGAGGACTAATAAAACATTTTGATTTAGAAGTCACGAAAGATAATGCAAAAGATAAAGTAATAGAACTATCCAATGGTTCTACTATTCGCATGGGTTCAGTCAATCAAGTTGATTCTTCTGTAGGAAGATCATATGATTTAATTATTTTTGACGAAGCAGCACTAGCTGATGGCAAAGACGCATTTAACGTCGCCCTTCGTCCAACACTAGATAAAACTAATAGTAAAGCAGTATTTATATCTACTCCTAGGGGTAGGAATAACTGGTTTGCAGATTTTTATCACAGGGGTTATAGTGATGAGTTCCACGATTGGGCATCAATCAGAGCTACTTACCACGAAAACCCACGCTTTAGTGATGAAGACATCAGAGAAGCAAAGAAAGCTATGTCCTCAGCAGAGTTTGCCCAAGAATATATGGCAGATTTCAACACATATGAAGGACAAGTATGGAATTTTAATTTTGAAGAGTGTGTTGCAGACTTAAGTCAGCTAGATACTAGTAATATGGATGTGTTCGCGGGATTAGATGTTGGGTATAAAGATCCAACAGCATTGTGCGTCATAGCTTATGATTGGGATCAGCAAAAATTTTATCTTATAGATGAGTACATGGACGCAGAAAGAACCACAGAACAACATGCCATAGAAATTCGCCAAATGATAGAGAAATATAGCATTGATTACATTTATATCGATTCAGCAGCACAACAAACAAGGTTTGATTTTGCTCAGAATTATGATATTTCTACTATTAATGCTAAAAAATCTGTTCTAGACGGAATCGGGCATACGGCCGGTATCATAGATAACGATAGATTGATAGTAGATCAAAGATGTTCACAAGCATTGTCATGCGTAGATCAATACCAATGGGATCCAAACCCCAACTTACTGAAAGAAAAGCCAAAACATAATATGGCAAGTCATATGTCAGACGCACTAAGATATGCGCTGTACACATTTCAAGAATCTTCAGGGAGTTTTTAATTTTGACCTGCCTAAAAATAAGTGTTGACATGAAGGTGAATTTTTGGTATAATTTTATATAAATAGGAATTTATGGATTTAAAACGAGATTTAGTCAAGTACGTTAGAGATAAAGCGAAATCTAAATATAAGAAAGACACCCAGTGCTTTATCTGTGGTGACACAGAACATTTAGACTTTCACCATTTCTACGGAATGACCGAGCTTCTTGACACTTGGTTGAAGAGTAAGAAAATTACGATAACATCAGCCGACGAGATCATGGGAATTCGTGAAGAGTTTATTGAAGAATTTACTAACGAGATTTACAATGAAGCTGCTACACTATGCAAAGCCCACCATCAACGGCTACACAGTATTTATGGTAAGAGACCTACACTGGTGACAGCACTTAAACAAAAAAGATGGGTGGAAAAACAGAGAGAAAAACATGGCATGGTATGACAGACTATTAGGTAGAGGCGTTCAAGATCAGGAAAAACTGAA